TTAGGGCAAAAAGAAAACAGTTTAGAGAGGCCATGAAGCTTGCAGGAACCATCGTAGGATGGGGGGTTGCGTTTCTTTGCATTGTCCTGCCGGGGCTTTATCTGTACACGAGATTCTGGAGATGATTCTCGCGTTTATGCTGGTGGTATTGGTTGATGGTGAAGTTAGAAGCACGCCTGAGATGGTGTTTCGCAACATTAATAGGTGCAACTTCTTCGCAAACAAAATTGAACGAGGGACTGGTTATAACCCTCAATACCGAATAACGGCGTTTTGTGAGCCGATCATGGTGCCTGAAGCCACTAAGTTCTGGGATTAGTGATGAATAAAGAAAAAGACAACCCTGAAGAAGTCGAAGAAACCAGCGAAGTACCGCCGGTTAGCGAATACGAGGACAGGCTATGAAGTTCGGTGCAATCAAAGGGCTAATCGGTGCAGTCGCCCCAACGATAGGGCAGGCGCTGGGCGGTCCTCTAGGCGGCACTGCAGCACAAGCCATCGCGCAAGTCTTAGGATGCAAGCCTGATGAGAAAAGCATTGAGAAAGCCGTCCAGAATGCGACACCAGAACAGCTTGCGGAGATCAAGAAAGCGGAACTGGACTTTCAGGCACGGATGAAGGAATTAGACGTTGACGTTTTTAAGCTTGAAACAGCAGATATCCAACATGCGAGAGAGGCTTTCAAAGGTGATTGGACGCCCCGCTTTATCGCAATTGCGTGCGTTCTTTTCTTCGGCGGCTACATTGCTTTGGTCACGATACAAGACCCTTCTGCTAACGACGATGGCATTGTTAATCTTGTTCTGGGCTATCTCGGGGGTATTGTCTCATCTATCATAAGCTTCTATTACGGCGCATCGCATAAGCACGAAAAATGAAAACAAGCGAAGAAGGTAAAGCATTAATCAAAAAGTTCGAGGGCTGCGAGCTGAAGGCATATTTGTGTCCAGCTCAAGTCTGGACGATTGGTTATGGCCACACGGCAAGCGTAAAGGAAGGAGACGTTTGCACTCAAGAAGATGCTGATCGCATGCTCGCAGAAGACCTCGAAGAGTTCGAGGGCTATGTGCGTGAGGCGGTAGATGTGGCTCTTGAACAAAACGAGTTTGACGCTTTAGTCGCTTGGACCTACAACCTTGGCCCAGGGAACCTGCAATCATCAACCATGCTCAAGCGAATAAATGAAAACAAGTTTGAGGACGTACCTAGCGAAATGCGCCGATGGAACAAGTCGGGCGGTAAGGTGCTTGACGGTTTGGTTAGGAGAAGAGAAGCCGAAGCGTTATTATTTCAAGGGATGCCTTGGGAGAATGTTTGATTATGCCTCTTCAAAGTTATCAGTTTCAGCCCGGAATCAATAAAGAGGGCACCAGTCTCACTGCAGAAGGCGGTTGGTTTGACGGCAATCTTGTTCGGTTTAGAAAAGGTTATGCTGAAAAGATAGGGGGCTGGGAAAAGTACATATCTGTATCCTATCAAGGGACTGGCAGAAAACTCCATGCTTGGGTTGACCTTGATGGCACAAAGCTTTTGGGTCTTGGCACCCGATATAAGCTTTATATTCAAGAAGGATCTAGCTATAACGACGTTACACCGATTAGAGAAACCACGGCAGCAGGCGATGTCACATTTGCTGCGACCAATGGATCCTCTACATTAACTGTTACTGACACCAATCATGGTGCAAACATTAATGACTTTGTTACGTTCAGCGATGCTGTCAGTTTGGGTGGCAACATTACGACTGATGTTCTTAATCAAGAATATCAAATCGCTACAGTCCCAAGCGTCAACACTTATACCATTATTGCAAAAGACACATCTGGCGTTACCGTAACTGCGAACGCTAGTGACACCGGCAACGGTGGCGCTTCTACTGTTGGTGCTTATCAAATCACGGTTGGTCTAGATGTATTTGTAGATGGTACTGGTTGGGGATCTGGTGCATGGGGATCTGGCGCTTTTGGATCAACGTCTTCTTTGACGGATGCTAATCAGCTTCGCCTTTGGTCAATGGATAACTTTGGCGAAGATCTTATCTCTTGTCCTCGAGCAGGCGGTATTTACTATTGGGATAAGAGCAACGGTTTAGGTACTAGGTCCATAGCTCTAACCGCTTTAGCGGGCGCTAATCTTGCTCCGACTAAAGGTCTTCAGGTTCTTGTTTCTGACATTGATCGACATGTTCTTGTTCTAGGTGCGGATCCCATTGTTAATGGCGCAAGGACAGGAGCCATTGACCCGTTATTAATTGCTTTTTCAGATCAAGAAAACGCAGCTGAATGGGAGCCAACATCTACCAATACTGCCGGTGACCTTCGATGCTCTGCAGGTTCTGAAATCATTGGCGGTATAAGAGCTCGTCAAGAAACGTTGATATGGACTGACGCTGCGCTGTATAGCCTTCAGTTTATAGGCCCTCCATTTACTTTCGGCTTAAACCTTATCAACGAAGGCGTTAGCTTGATTGGTCCTAACGCCATAGTGAATTCTCCCGCCGGTATCTTTTGGATGGATAGGAAGGGATTCTATCGGTACTCAGGTGCAGTAGAAAACATTCGCTGTACTGTTCAGTCTTATGTCTTTAGTGACTTTGAAGAAGGTCAGGCATACCAAGTCTTTGGCGCTTTGAATAAACAGTTCCATGAGATTACTTGGTACTACTGTTCTTCTGGAGAAACGGTCATTGATCGTTATGTCACTTATAACTATCAAGAAAATACGTGGGCGATTGGTCAATTGTCTAGAACCGCATGGCTTGATGAAGGCATATTCTCTAATCCAATCGCTGCTGGTAAGAATGGTTCTGATTACCTTTACTTTCATGAAGTTGGTAATGATGATGACGGAAGCCCAATGACTAACGTCTTTGTTCAGTCTGGAGACTTTGACTTAGGCGAAGGCGAAGACTTTCAGTTCATTAAGCGAATGATTCCAGACGTAAAGTTTGATGGTTCTGGCGGTTCCGATCAAAGGCTTAACGTTGTGTTGAAGGTTAGGAATTATCCTGGACAATCTCTAACGGCGGATCAGACCTCTGCGTTTAGTTCTAGCACCACCAAAATTGACATGAGGGCCAGAGGCAGACAAGCTGTTCTTAGGTTTGAATCTGATGACGATGGAAGCTCTGTAAATCAACTTGGTGTAGGGTTTAGAATAGGAAACACAAGGCTTGATCTGCAGCCAAATGGAAGGCGCTAATGGGGAAATTACTCCAAAACAGACTTCCTTTAGCTATGGGTCAGGAGGTTACGCCTGATACGTTTAACCGTGCTGTACGTGTTCTTGAACTTAACTTAAATGCTTTTGATACGACTGCAACACCGCAATATAATGATAGTCAAATCAATCAGTTAGCATTTCAAACCGGCGATGTAATATGGAATACCAGCGGTGAAGTATTACAGGTATACACAGGAAGCAAGTTTGAGGACTTATCAACCGGAAACAGGAAAGGTATCAGCGCCACAGGTGAAGTAGGATCCGTACAGGTTATAACCGGCGGATCATTGATTGTAGAAGTTGGATAACTTTTTGGAATAAGCATGACTAAACTTTGTAAGAGAGGCAAAGCCGCAGCCAAAAAAAAGTTCAAGGTTTATCCATCGGCTTACGCAAATGCTTATGCCAGCAAGATTTGTGCGGGAAAGATCGCAGACCCCTCTGGTAAGAAGCAAAAAGATTGGGGGCCAAAGAAGATGAGCGGTGGTGGTTTCGCTGCCAAACGTTACAGAATGATTGAGCCAAGAGGCTTTGAGCGCATGATGCCCAGTAAAAGACCTCGTACCAGAGTGCCGTCATGAGTCTAACCAAATGGTTTAAAGAGGACTGGGTTGATATATCTGCGCCCAAAAAGGGCGGAGGATACGAAAAATGTGGCCGAAAAAGCGCGTCAAAAAAAAGTGGGCGTGGGTATCCAAAGTGCGTTCCCTCAGCCAAGGCAGCGAAGATGACAGCCAGTCAGAGGTCAAGCGCGGTTCGGAGGAAAAGGAGCAAGCCACAGGGAGTGGGCGGCAAACCAACGATGGTGCCAACCTACGCATGGCATGGTGGCTCCGTAAGAAAACTTAATAAAGGTTGTGGTGCGGTAATGGAAGACAGAAGGAAAAGGACAAAGTACTCCTAATGTTTAGAAGACACGCAGAAGAATTTGCAAGGGGCGGCATGGTTGGTGGTCGCTCTAAGTCCGTTGCCAAGCGCAAGCGTGACAACATGCCTGCTCGAAACAGAAAGAACTTCTTATCTACCAAGGAAGGCGCTGGCATGACAGAAGCTGGCGTCAAAGCCTATCGCCGCAAAAATCCCGGAAGCAAATTGCAGACCGCTGTTACCGAAAGCAATCCGACGGGAGATCGGGCAAAGCGTAGGAAGTCTTTCTGCGCTCGTTCTGCCGGACAGATGAAACAATTTCCAAAGGCCGCAAGGAATCCTAACTCTAGGTTACGTGCTGCCAGACGTAGGTGGAAGTGCTGATGGCCAAGCAAAAGAAATTAGCCTACAACAAAAAATACGGCAAGGTTGTTCGCCAACTTGATTCTGGTGACTTTGTTGGCTGGGGCACCCCTGGGTACGGTAACACTGGATCTTTTGGTGGTGGCGGCGGCATAGATCCCTTTGGTGGTTATCTCACGCAAGAGATTGACACCATGTCTGCCGATCCGTCTGGTCAAGGCACGGGAATAGGTGCTCTTTCTCAAAGAGGTTTTCTTCCAACATTTGTTAATCAGCCTGTAAATCTTAATGCAACTCAAGGTTTATATAACCCTGATGATCCAAATACTTCAAGGTATCTTTTAAGCGAAGGCGCTCTTCAGTCTCTTGCTGATTACGAAGACGCTGTATCAAATCAAAGACGCAGAACAACTGAGTTTGCTTCTGGCTTTGTAAATCCACAAGCTGCTTTGTCTAGGCAAGAATATTACAATCAACAAGCCCAACAAGGACCACAAAAAGATTGGACCACCTATCCTAAAGAAAGCGATTACGACACAAACGGCGATGGCCAGATGTCGAAAGATGAACGCAAAAGGTTGGATGAGGCTAGGGCTGAATGGCAAAAGAACCCGCCGCTTAAAGATAATGCAGGCGCTACTGATACATCATCCTTTCAGGGACAGCCTTTACCGGGGACAGAAGAACCAGTTCAAGAACCCGGCGAAGACAAAGACAGCTTTCTTGAAAGACTTCTTGCTTGGCTTCTTAGAAGCAGGGGCGGTCAACGTCCAGGCGTCGGTATTCAGATACCATTTCCAGGATTTCCAGGCGGGGGTGGAGGAGGGTTTCCCTTCCCATTTCCAAGACCAGGCGGTGGAGGGACCAGTGGAGGGGGAACCACGCCCCCTTCAACTCCAACTCCTCCTAGCTCTCCTCCGGCTGGTGGCGGCGGTACTCAACCTCCATCTTCGCCTGGTTCAGG